TTTTAATGAGATTTCATGAACTAGTTAAGGAGTGTAACAATGTCATTAAGTAAAGAAATAGATAAACTATTTGAGGAACTTCTAAATAAAGAAGAAGAAATAGACGAAGTATCAACAACTGCAAATGTGGCAGGTTATGAAACACCGTATGCATTTGTTGATAAAGATGATGAAAAATCAAAAAAGAAAGTTAAAAAAGCTGCAACAAATAGTACTGGGTACAAACTTGTAGATGAAAAAAAGTCAAAAAGGTCAAAGCATAAAGATATTATGGCTGAGATATATGGATTAAATTACAAGTCATATAAAAATGATAGCAGTATGTCACCAAAGCAAAAGGTTAATGGTGCAATACGAGAAGTTGCTAAAAAAATGTTAGCCGTTGAGAGAATAGTTAATAGAAATATTAAACTAAAAACTGAAGCAGGTGTAGATAGTGGACAATACTGGAAATCAACCAGAACAAATATGAAAAAAATATATGAAAGAATGATTCGTGTAGCAAATAAGCTAAGGGAACTTTCAGCATAATGAAAAAAAATAAAAAACATATAAAGGAAGAAATAACATCAAATGATGTTAAGCTATTGAGAAAATTGATTCGTCAAGAAATAGCCAATATATATTTTGACCTTTATAGAAAAAAATCAGTTTGGGGAGGACAATAATGCCAGGATTAGAAGACATGCCTATACCATCACAAGGCCAAATTAAAAAGAATGGAGAACCAGGTGGAAATTTGGAAAAAAAGAAAATTTCAGATAGCTTAGGTAAAACTACTTCTGAATCTATTTTTGCTAACCCACCAATTGAAGAGCAACCAATAAACAATCAGTTAGGAAATCCTGATACTACTAAATATGCGGGATAAGATATGAAAAATTTAATTATAGACCATATACCTTTTTCTATAACACCACAGATGATAACTGAGTCTGAGGAAAGAAACAATGGGCGACTAATTGTTACTGGCGTATTACAAAGGGCTGGTGCAAAAAACCAAAATGGTCGTGTATATCCTAGACCTATATTAGAGCGTGAGGTTGCAAAATACAAAAAAACTGAAATAGCTCAAAACAGGGCCCTTGGTGAACTAGACCACCCAGACTCATCTGTCGTAAACTTGCAAAATGTAAGTCATAATGTTTTGGATTGCTGGTGGAAAGGTGATGATGTAATGGGTAAGGTTGAAATACTTAATACTCCATCAGGTAAAATATTAAAGGAGTTACTGAAGGCAGGGATACTTTTAGGAATTAGTAGTAGAGGATTAGGAAGTGTAACTCAACTTGGTGAAGATACTGTAAAGGTAGGACAAGATTTTGAGTTAATATGTTGGGACTTTGTTAGTAACCCATCTACTCATGGTGCCTTTATGCGAGAAGTTGTATCTGAAAGTATAATAAAGAAAACAGCACCAAACTACATACGAATCAATAATATAATTACAGAAATACTTTGTGAAACAACTGGTAAGTGTGAATTACCTAAAAGCAATTGCGGATGTGGTTGTGGTGGAGCTGGTAAATGTGGAGATAAATAATGAGTAAAAAAATTAATCTTAAGCCTTTATTAACAGAAGCATTTGAAAATGTTGTACCTTATGCAGGTAGGGCTAGAAACCAGCACGCTAGTGGTGCAATAACTGAAGACCAATTGGAAAAGCTAGGAATAATGAAAAAGTCAAATATCAATGAGGAATACATTGAATTGATGCCAGATATAAACAAAGCATTATTGTTAATAAAGGATGATTGGTTAAATTGGAAAAAAGGTCCAATGACAGAACCAAGTGATGTAAAACCAGCACAGAAGGAATTAATGAATTATGTAATTTCTTGGATGAAAAAAAATATCAAATAGGAGACAAACGGTGAAATTAAAAAAATTATATGAAAATACTCAAGAGACAGTTTTTACTCCTGAACAAAAGCGTTCATTTATAGAGGCTGTAAAAAGATTTAACGAATATGGCGACCAAGTATATAGAACTGAAGGTATTAGAAAAGCTGTTAAAGAAATATCAACTGTTGTAAAACAGGCTGAACAGTTAACTATTCAGGAAACACAGGATTGGTTTGATGGTGTGGCTGTAAAACGTGATATGAAAGGATTATCAGAAGCAACTAAACTTTTTGAAAAAACTGCAACTGAAATGGTTCAAATGCAACAAAGACTAGAATCACTATATGAAGATATTGGATTTAAGCTTGGTAAGTATTATGAAATAGCTGAAAAGTTAGACCCAGTAGGAAAAGAAGATGGCGATATTGATAATGACGGCGACCAGGATAAAACTGATGACTATTTATTAAATAGAAGAAAGGTAGTTGCAAAAGCAATTAAGAAAGATGAAAACCGTCTAGCCAAATTAGCCGGCCTCAATGAAAAAGCTCCTAGAATGAAAGTTGCAAAGGAAACTGAAAATATTAAAAAAGTTTATATGGCTCTTTCTGGTTTGAAAAAAGCTGGAGGTTCAGGAAGATATGGTAAAGAGTTTGATAGTGCTAAGAAAAAAGCCCTTAAAGCTATGAATGATATGTTAACATATTCGAGGATTGGGGGATAACTATGTTAATGCAAAAGCTTACATGGCAACAGTGGCTAAAGATACCAAAAAACAAAAAACTTTCAGAATCTAATATGGAATCTGCAAAAAGAAAATATCGTGATGAACAATCCAAAGTAGACCAATATTTGGCGTTTCTAGGTATTAAAAAATAAAATCATCGTTACTTAAAAAAAGTCCTATAAAAATTTTTTTTTATGGGATTTTTTTGTTATATTAGATACTAATAAATGTTTAACTAAAAATGATGCAAATGCAAAAAAATTTTAAGGGTAGTGACCAACACAGAAAGGAAGGAGATAACGCTCCTCCAAAAAAGAACTTCAAAAAAAGAAATTTCAAAAGACATAAGAGAGCAGATTTTATGGTACCAGGACAACCAATGGCTGTTAGGGTTCCAGACAACAATCCAGGTTCATTAGAAAAAGCACTAAGGTATTTGAAAAGAAAAATGAAAGATGAAGACATTTTTCAAAAACTTAGGTCAAATGAATACTATGAAAAAAAATCTGCTAAACGTAGAAAGCAAATGGATGAAGCAATCCGTTGGCAGAAAAAGGTTGAGCGTGATAGGAAGGCTAGGGACAAAAATTATATTTGGACGGCCATTATTGATGGAAAGGCTCAATAAGATAGCTATTTTTTAAGAAAGGAGGCAGAAATGCCTCTTTTTTTATTTATATATTCACACATTATATATTTACAAATATATTTATTATTGTTAAAATGTACTATGGTATTCTATATAGTACAATGGCGAAATTAAACTTTCTATTATAGTTCCAAATAACTATATTTCCGAAAACATATTTAAGGAGAATTCTTATGGCGAAAAATGATTTGCTAAAAGAAGCTATTGCAGACGCTAAAGCTGTTAGGGAAACTGCAATCGCAAACGCAAAGTTAGCGTTAGAGGAAGCTTTTACACCAAAGATTCAGAGTATGTTATCAACAAAAATTTCCGAAGAATTAGACGAAGTCGACGAAATGGATAAAGACGAAGTTTATGAAATGGAAAAAGACGAAATGTCACACGAAGAAATGGATAAGGACGAAATGGAAGAGAACATTGAGGATGTATCAGGAAATACCGAAATGGGCGACAACCCAGCAGCAGACGATGTTGCAGTTGATAGTTCAGGTATTGGTTCATCTGATAATTCAGAACCATCGGCCGATGCTATGGACACCTCTGATGTAGCAGGTTCAGAATCTGAAACTACTACAGACGAACCAGGTGAAGAAGATGACAATGTTGAAGTTGTTGATGACTTAACTGAAGCTGAGGGAGTTGACGAAGACGAACTAGCTGAAATTATTAAAGAGCTTGAATCTGAAATGGATGATGAAACTGAAGACCCAGTTGCTGATACTATGCCAGATGCAGGTGATGACATATGACTCCTCCGTACATTCTAAGGTGTTACATTTGTAACAAGAGGCTGTCATGTTTCGAGAAGGGAATGGACATTATGGTCGAGAGATGTCTTTGTGAGGAAAAAGAATGAGAAGTAGAAGAGAGATACAAGAACGTCTTGCTACGACGAATGATGCCTTTGTCATCGACATTCTCCGATGGGTTCTTGATGGCGAATGCCCCCTTTGCTTTCATGCTAAAAGAAAAGATATTGAACTAGCCGTACATACCCAAGAACAAGGCCCAGAATATTACGAGGTCAAGTACAACTGGCCCGAAGGGACTGTGATGAATCACATGAACAATCACATTGATTATGATTTGACAGAGGCTACACATCTAGAGGAGGCAAGGAAACAATCTATTGATACTCTAGATGCGGCAGAAGATATTGTGCATAGAATCCGTGGTTATCTTGACGAGTTGGAAGAGCAGAAAGAAATCGTAGGTATGAACTCAGAGTTCGTAGCCGACGCCGCTAAGTTGATTGGTCAAGCAAATAGTAGCCTAAAACTAATTGGTCAATTGAAGAAGGAGATAGGCGTGGATTCTCAGTTGCTTCTGGCTCACGCACAAATCAACGATATGAGTAAGTTATTGGTTGATGTGTTAGGAGAACACCCCCACTTACTAGACCAAGTTGAGTTGAGAATGGCGGCACTAAGAGAACCTAGTACTATCATTGACGCGGACTTTACGGCAGTTGAGACTTTATGAGTAAGAGATGGAGAAGCGGGCCTAAGAGATACCTAGGTGCTAGACCGATTTACGAAAAAGATTGGCCTAAATTAATTCAAGCAATGTATCAGGATGGTTTGATTGCCATTACAAGTCGTGGTGGTATTCTGTGGTATCATGGTGGTTACATAGTACAGAAGAATTCTGTCAGAGCAGTTTGGGGTTTATCTAAGGCGCAGATGACTAGGTTGAATGATTACATCTATGTCAATGACCCGTTCTTAAAATTATATGAGGAGGGTGACGATGAAACAAGTGCTTAGGTGGGTATCTCCACTACTACAATCTCCCGATAGGGATAGAGTCTATGCCACTCTCATGCAACACCAACCATCTCTGCCGTTTGTAATGAAGTGGTTAGAAGCAAACAGACCACTGATGAATCCTAAGACATGGCGCAAACTTGCAAGTATAGAGGAACTACCAAGGCCATTAGCATACGCTTTAGTGGCTTATCATGTCGAGCCAAGAAGAGAAAGAATCGTTTGGCCAAAAAAGAAATGACTT